GGAGTTGATCTTGAATGTGTAACTGATAAAGGATGGAGACCTATTCATTTTATATGTAGATACTCAACTCCAGAAATGATAAGATATATTATTGATAAAGGTGTAAATCTTGAATGTGTAACTGATGAAGGATGGAGACCTATTCATTTTATATGTAGATGTTCAACTCCAGAAATGATAAAATATATTATTGATAAAGGAGTTGATTTAGAATGTGTAACTGATGACGGACAAAGACCTATTCATTTTATATGTAGATACTCAACACCAGAAATGATAAGATATATTATTGATAAAGATGTTGACTTGGAATGTACAGATGATAATGGATGGAGACCTATTCATTTTATATGTCAATACTCAACTCCAGAAATGATAAAATATATTATTGATAAAGGAGTTGATCTTGAATGTGTGAATAATAAAGGATGGAGACCTATTCATTATATATGTAGATACTCGACACCAGAAATGATAAGATATATTATTGATAAAGGTGTAAATCTTGAATGCGAAATAAATGACAGGTGGAGACCTATTCATGCCATATGTAGATACTCAACTCCAGAAATGATAAAATATATTATTGATAAAGGTGTTGATCTAACACAAAATATAAATAGATATGATGGTAAGGAAGTTAATTATAATTGTGTTGACCTTATACAGAGAAATCCTAATATTAATAATAATAATTTTATTATTAATGTTTTGAAAAACTTACCAATAAATTAATCTATTTATTTTCGATTGTATCTTTTACAAATGAATTGTACAATGACATTCCAACATCTTTTTCAGCATCTTCTATGGATAATTTACCAGCTTTAACCCTTTGTAATTTATCTAACATAAAAAATAAAGGGCCAATATCTTCACCGCTAATTATTTTTTGAAACATAGCGTAAAATTTATCTGAAAATTTTGGAAATTGTTTCTCCATATGAATCTTATAATTGTCATTATCAGATTCTCTTAAATACTTCATCTCATCTGTTGTAGCATATTCTAATATATTTATTACTTGATCAGCAAGTATGTTAATATCTGGTAAATTATCAATAGATAAATCACCACTTCCTATATCATAAATAAATCCTGGTTTGTTTGCATCTTCAGGATTATTAACTGTAAATTTATCATCATTAATGTTAAAGTTTGCCATATTATAGCATTTGTTTATACTTTATTTATGAAATATATTCGCAGGTAATAAATAAATTATAAGTTATTGATATCTTTTATTAGCATTGCTTTTGTTTTCTTTTTAGGTTTCCCAGCTAGAGTTTTTCCAGAAAAGATGGATATGTTGTATTCCTTTGCAATGTTTTGCAATTCTCCTAATTTCATTTTATTATTAGCTATTATTCTAGTAGGAGTTGCATCTTGTTTTTCACTTGGTTTGAATACATTTGGATCAACATAATTATCATATGTATCAATATCATCTATATAATTATCTTGGCAATCACTTTCCTCAATTTCGATAGTGTTTACCATATTTATGGCACTATCTTCTGGTATATCTTTATCTAATTTTATATATTTTGATATATCTTCAGTTCCTAGCTCAAATTCTTTAGTTTCTCCGATATCCATAATACTTATCTTTTTCTTTGATACCTTAATTATTTTTTTAAATGGAGGGTCATTATATTCCCATATTTTTTTGTCATCATATGACAGAAATTCAAATTGTTCGTCGTAAAATGATAAAAATATTGAATTTTTGAAAATATTAAACTGCTCTTCCCCATAAATAGCAAACATCTTATCTTCTATAACATTTATTAAAAATATATTTATATTGAAATAATCAGATAAAAATCTTAAAACTATTTTGTTGTTTGAGAAAGTTGTTAATTCTTTTATTATATCTGCATCATTATAGTTTTTCTCTAAATCTTCTTTTTTAATATCATCAACAATCTTGTTAATTGCTGCATCTAACCATTTTACTTGGGTACTTTTACTTTTAGTACAAAATTTTTTATCAAGACACATAAAAATAGAGTATAGAAGGGATATATTATTATCCTTGTATCTTTTAATGGTACCATGTCGGTATATATTACTTATGAATGGATCAAATATATCTTTACAATTTTCCTGATAACCAAATATATTTGATTTTTCACCAAAATTTAGATTATCATATTCAACATCATCAATAAACTTTATGTTTGATTTGGTAAGTATATTGTATGATACTGCATCTTCTGTATCATTTTCACCAACTAATATATTATTGTCATTTTCACTTTTAACAATCTGATCAACATATTCTATAAGGTGAAATAATGAGACTCTCTTATTGCTCATAGTATATACAAAAATATAAGTAATAACATTTTATAATGTTTCTCTGTCAATTTTTTTGCAAAAAAATTGATGATTTTGCTGTATGGATGTATGGATGTATAACATCATTATACACAATTATGAGCAAGGTATATGTCGAACCAGATTATACATTATTATTTGTTATTGAATATACCAGAAACAAACCAGATTATTCAAAATTAGTATCATATATTAATTCTATGGATATTGGTAAATTACATGAAAAAAATAAATATGCATGTGATCATACATTATCAGATATCATAAAATTGTCTATGGTTGAAGAACTGTATAAAGCATATCTGGACAAAATTGGGGAAAAGTATCCAGAAGATGATTTTTATAATTATATGAAAAATAAATGTTTGGGAACTGTTAGACAAAATGGACGGGTTCTTAAATATGTAAAAGAACAGACAGAAGAAATATGTTTGAAAGCTGTAAGACAAAATGGATATGCACTTAAATATATAAAAGAGCAGACAGAAGAAATATGTTTGGAAGCTGTCAGACAATATGGATATGCACTTCAATATATAAAAGAGCAAACAACAGAGATCTGTTTAGAAGCTATTAGACAAAATGGATTAGCGCTTAAATATGTAAAAGAACAAACAGAAGAGATTTGCTTAGAAGCTGTTAGAAAAAATGGATATGCACTTGACTATGTAAAAAATCAAACAGAAGAGATTTGTTTAGAAGCTGTCAGGAAAGATGGAAATGCGCTGCAATTTGTAAAAAATCAAACGGAAGAGATTTGTTTAGAAGCTGTCAGGAAAAATGGAAATGCGCTGCAATTTGTAAAAAATCAAACAGAAGAGATATGTTTAGAAGCTGTTAGACAAGATGGATATGTACTTTCATATGTAAAAGAACAAACAGAAGAAATATGTTTAGAAGCGATTAGGCGGGATATACAGCCTATATGGATGATTACTATTGATATAGATCCAAAGAAGTTATATACTTCTATAAATTAACCACATTAATTTATAATAAAAAATTGATGATTTTGCTGTATGGATATGTATATATGTATAACATCATTATACACAATTATGAGCAAGGTATATGTCGAACCAGATTATACATTATTATTTGTTATTGAATATATTAAAAACAAACCAGATTATTCAAAATTAGTATCATATATTAATTCTATGGATATTGATAAATTACATGAAAAAAATATATATGCATATGATCATACATTATCATATATCATAAAATTGTCTATGGTTGAAGAACTGTATAAGGCATATCTGGACAAAATAGGGGAAAAGTATCCAGAAGATGATTTTTATAATTATATGAAAAATATATGTTTGGAAGCTGTTAGACAAAATGGACGGGCTCTTAAATATGTAAAAGAACAGACAGAAGAAATATGTTTGGAAGCTGTAAGACAAAATGGATTAGTACTTGAATATGTTAAAAATCAAACAGAAGAGATATGCTTAGAAGCTATTAGACAAAATGGATATGTACTTGAATATGTTAAAAATCAAACAGAAGAGATATGCTTAGAAGCTATTAGACAAAAAGGATTAGCGCTTAAATATGTAAAAGAACAAACAGAAGAGATTTGCTTAGAAGCTGTCAGACAATATAGATATGCACTTAAATTTGTAAAAGATCAGACAGAAGAGATATGTTTAGAAGCTGTTAGGAAACATGGAGATACATTAAAATATGTAAAAGATCAGACAGAAAAGATTTGCTTAGAAGCTGTCAGAAAAGATGGATGTGCACTTCAATATGTAATAAATCAGACAGAAGAGATTTGTTTAGAAGCTGTTAAAAAATATGGATTAGCACTTGACTATGTAAAAAATCAAACAGAAGAGATTTGTTTAGAAGCTGTCAGGAAAAATGGAAATGCGCTGCAATTTGTAGAAGAGCAAACAACAGAGATATGTTTAGAAGCTGTTAGAAAATATGGATATACACTTAACTATGTAAAAAATCAAACAGAAGAGATATGTTTAGAAGCTGTTAGACGAAATGGATATGTACTTTCATATGTAAAAGAACAAACAGAAGAAATATGTTTAGAAGCGATTAGGCGGGATATACAGTCTATATGGATAGTTAATATTGATATAGATCCAAATAAATTATATACTTCTATAAATTAACCACATTAATTTATAATAAAAAATTGATATTGTTATTGTATAATATTTATTCATATAACACATCATTATACACAATTTATGAGCAAGATATATGTCGAACCAGATTATACATTATTATTTGTTATTGAATATACCAGAAACAAACCAGATTATTCAAAATTAGTATCATATATTAATTCTATGGATATTGATAAATTACATGAAAAAAATAAATATGCATGTGATCATACATTATCATATATCATAAAATTGTCTATGGTTGAAGAACTGTATAAAGCATATCTGGACAAAATAGGGGAAAAGTATCCAGAAGATGATTTTTATAATTATATGAAAAATATATGTTTGGAAGCTGTTAGACGAAATGGATGGTTTCTTAAATATGTAAAAGAACAAACGGAAGAGATTTGTTTGGAAGCTGTTAGACAAAATGGAAGAGTACTTGAATATGTTAAAAATCAAACAGAAGAGATATGTTTAGAAGCTGTCATACAATATGGATATGCACTTAAATATGTAAAAGATCAGACAGAAGAGATCTGTTTAGAAGCTGTTAGACAAAATGGATTAGCGCTTAAATATGTTAAAAATCAAACAGAAAAAATTTGCTTAGAAGCTGTTAGGAAATATGGAGATACATTAAAATATGTAAAAGATCAGACAGAAGAGATTTGCTTAAAAGCTGTTAAACAAAATGGATTAGTACTTGAATATATAAAAGAACAGACAGAAGAAATATGTTTAGAAGCTGTTAAACAAAATGGATTAGCACTTCCATATGTAAAAGAACAGACAGAAGGGATTTGTTTAGAAGCTGTCAGACAATATGGAGGTGCACTTCTATATGTAAAAGAACAGACAGAAGAGATTTGTTTAGAAGCTGTTGGAAAAGATGGAAATGCGCTGCAATTTGTAAAAGAGCAAACAACAGAGATCTGTTTAGAAGCTGTTAGACAAAATGGATATACACTTGACTATGTAAAAAATCAAACAGAAGAGATCTGTTTAGAAGCTGTTAGAAAAAATGGATATGCACTTGACTATGTAAAAAATCAAACAGAAGAGATTTGTTTAGAAGCTGTCAGACAAAATGGAAATGCGCTGCAATTTGTAAAAAATCAAACAGAAGAGATCTGCTTAGAAGCTGTTAGAAAAAATGGATATGCACTTGACTATGTAAAAAACCAAACAGAAGAGATTTGTTTAGAAGCTGTCAGACAAAATGGACTAGCACTTAAATATGTAAAAGAACAAACAGAAGAGATCTGCTTAGAAGCTGTTAGAAGAAATATACAGTCTATATGGATAGTTAATATTGATATAGATCCAAATAAATTATATACTTCTATAAATTAACCACATTAATTTATAATAAAAAATTGATATTGTTATTGTATAATATTTATTCATATAACACATCATTATACACAATTTATGAGCAAGATATATGTCGAACCAGATTATACATTATTATTTGTTATTGAATATACCAGAAACAAACCAGATTATTCAAAATTAGTATCATATATTAATTCTATGGATATTGATAAATTACATGAAAAAAATAAATATGCATGTGATCATACATTATCAGATATTATAACAGTTTCTATGGTTGAAGAACTGTATAAGGCATATATGGACAAAATAGGGGAAAAATATCCAGAAGATGATTTTTATAATCATATGAAAAATAGATGTTTAGAAGCTGTTAGACTAAATAGATGGGATCTTAAATATGTAAAAGAACAGACAGAAGAAATCTGTTTAGAAGCTGTTAGACGTAATGGATTAGCACTTAAATATGTAAAAGAACAAACAGAAGAGATCTGTTTAGAATCTGTTAGACAAGATGGATATGCACTTCAATATGTAGAAGAACAGACAGAAGAGATGTGCTTAGAAGCTGTCAGACAAGATGGACGTGCGTTTCAATATGTAAGAGAACAAACAGAAGAAATATGTTTAGAAGCGATTAGGCGAGATATACAGTCTATATGGATGATTACTATTGATATAGACCATAATAAATTATGTTCGGTTGTTGTATAACAAATTAGTTATTAATTTTATTATGCATTATCACTATTAGAATTAGGATTAGAATTAGATGATTTTGTAGAATCTATTACATCAAAATTTTCATAATATATATCAGAAGTGTCACTACTTATTCTACTATCATAATGTTTCCTTTTTAGTAAATTTCTTTCTTTATTACTATATTTTAATTTAGGACTCATAGTGGTTTGTGATGGAAGATCATCAGTTGAATATGGTTTGTATGAAGCCTTTGTAACAAATATTTTATATTCTTTATCTAAACAATCATACTCAGAATCATATTCTTCTATTATATCAGATATTTTATCGTAAGTTATATCTGATAGGTTATGAAAATACATGAATAACCCATTATTATTTGATGTAATGCTGTTTGTCTCATCTTTAATAATATTTAATATTCTGAATAAGTATTCTTTTTTCTTGATAGTAGAAATTTTATCAGCTAATCGTTTTTTATCATTATGTGTATATTTATTGCTCATATATTAATATGTATATATACATACAATATAATTATATCAATAAGATAAACACAATAAAAAATATACTCTTGGTATAATATATAATGAACTCTGATTATAAAAAAGAGATAAATACAGAATATGAGTATCCATCTCCTGAGGATCCTTTATTTCAGAGCAAGATTTTCAAAAAAAGGGAATTTTATTATCATAGGCTCCCGGATAGACCTGATTTTAATGGATATGAAGATGTGAAAAATTTTAGAGATAAAATATGTAATAATAAAGGGGAATTTAAATTATTACCACAACAAGCAATGTTAAGTAATTTTATTAATCCTGATACACCATATAAAGGGTTACTTATTTTTCATGGGACTGGTGTTGGTAAAACTTGTGCGGCAGTAGCTATTGCAGAAAGATTTAAAAATCTTGTTAAAAAATACAATACAAAGATACATATATTAGTTTCTGGGCCATTAATAAAAGAACAATGGAAAGATAATTTAATATTTTGTACAGGAGATACATATATTAAAAAGCAAGATGATACTCGATATACTGGAAAGGAAAATAATAAAATTATTAAAAAAAATGCATTATATGATGCATCCCAATATTATAAATTTATGAGTTATAAAAGTTTTTACAAAAAAATATTAGGAGAAAAGATACGAGAAGTAGTTAAAACTAAAGATAATAAAATAAAAAAGATATATAGAAAAACAGACAGAGGTGAGTATGAAAGAGATGTGGGTATTGATAGAATGACAAATTTAGATAATAGTTTAATAATAGTTGATGAGGCACATAATTTAACTGATAATTCATATGGAGAAGCATTATTAAAATTAAAAAAGAATTCTAAAAATTTGACTATAGTACTTTTAACTGCAACTCCAATGAAAAATCGTGCAGATGATATAATAGAATTAATAAATTTTGTAAGACCATATAATGATCCTATTAGAAGAGAAAAGATATTTAATTCTGAAATTAATTATAAAATGGATTTTAGGGCAGGTGGAAGAGAATATCTTCGGAAAATGACATCTGGTTATATATCATACCTCAGAGGAGCTGATCCATTAACATTTGCAAAAAGAATTGATATGGGAGTTATACCAGATGGATTATTATTTACAAAAGTTATTAAATGTAAAATGTTAAAATTTCAAGAGGAAACATATAATAAAGCATTATCTATCGCAGATGATACATTAGATAGAAAAATGGGATCTGTCTCTAATTTTGTATTCCCTGGATTAGATGAAAATAAAAAGTTATTAAAAGGATATTATGGGAATGCTGGGTTAGATGATGTAAAGGCTCAAATAATTACATATATGGATTCCATTAATGATAAAATATCAAAATTTATAAAAGCAGGAGATAATAATAAAATAATAACACCATCTGATGATTTAAGAAGTATTAGTGGTGACATGTTTAATATAAAATATCTAGAACATTTCTCTACAAAATTTTATAAAGCTTTTATGGAAATAAAAGATCTTATAATAAATAAAAAGGGTCCTCGTACTGCATTTGTATATTGTAATTTAGTAAAAACTGGTATAGAATTATTTACAGAAGTATTAAAAGCAAATGGATATTTAGAATATGATGAAGATCCAAAAAAATATAGAATTATTGATAATACTGTTTGCTATTATTGCGGAAATACATTTTTAGGTCACGATAAAAGTAAGACAGATGACCATCAATTTCATCCAGCAACATATATATCTGTAACAGGTAGTATATCAGATGAAGTTGAAGAAGTTATCCAAGAAGACAAGATAAAAATAATAAAAAATGTTTTTAATAGTACAAAAAATAAGGAGGGTAAATTCATTAAAATAGTTATGGGATCCCAAGTTATGACAGAAGGTATACATCTGGAAAATGTATCAGAAGTGCATATATTAGATGCATATTATAATTTAGGCCGAATAGATCAAGTTATAGGAAGAGGAATTAGACATTGTTCTCATTATAGTTTAATGTCAAAAGATAATGTATATCCAACTGTCAATATATATAAATATGTTATAAGCTTAGATAAAGGATTATCAACTGAAGAAGATCTTTATCGTAAGGCGGAAAGAAAATATATTCTAGTTAAAAAGGTAGAAAGGATATTAAAAGAAAATGCGATTGATTGTATGTTAAATAAAAATGGGAATATATTTCCAGAAGAAATTAAACAGTATAAAGATTGTGTTGAACCAACAAATAATTCAATAGATAAAAAACAATGTCCCCAAATATGCGACTATACTAAATGTGAATATAAATGTCATGATAAAAGTATTACTACTACTAAAATAGTTAAGACAGACATAGATATGACAACATTTAGTAGTAATTTAGCAAGAATAGAAATAGAAAGTATTAAAAGGGAAATTAAAAAGATGTATTTATTCAAGTATGTATATATATTAAAAGATATAGTAGAACATATTTGGAGTATATATGAGGAAGATAAGAAAGATATGTTTGATGAATTTTTTATATTTAAAGCATTAGATGAACTAATTCCAACTACAGAAAATGATTTTAATAATTTTGTAGATACTATTTATGATAAATATAATAGACCGGGATATTTAATATATGTAAATAGGTATTATATATTTCAACCATTTCATCAGGATGAAAATGTGCCTATGCATTATAGAGCTAAATGGGATAAAAAAATAACAAATAAATCAACACTTGTTAATTATATAAAAAATACAACTAAATTTAAAAATTTTAAAGAATCTGAAATGACATCTTCAAAATCAACTGAGAATGATATTTATGATTTTGAATCTGTCATAGATTATTACAATTCTCGAAAGGAAAATAATTATGTTGGTATAATAGATAAAGAATCTGTTAGAAAAAATAAGCCATTGGATGAATTAGAAGATGTATTTAAATTAAGAGAAAAGAGAAGTAAAGATGCTGGCAGAAAGAGAGCTGCAGGAATACCATCAATAAAAGGAGCAGTTTGTGCAAATTCAAAAGAAAAAATATATTTAATAAAAGTAGCAAAATATTTAAAAATTCCTGTAAAAGATGAAAAAAGAAATGCGCTTTGTAATATGATTAAGGATAGATTACTTGAATTAGAAAAATATTCAACAGGTAAAGATAAAAGAACATATGTAATAATTCCTGGAAATCATAATAAGTATAAATTTCCATATAATCTCGAAGATAGAGTTGAATATATTAAAAATAAAATTAAAAACACAATACGATTCAATATTGATATAAAAGTGTTATATAATAAGAATAAAAAAGAATATACATTAACAATAAAATATACTAATAGATTAGATGAATTTAAGAAATTTATAGAAAATGATATAGGAGCAAAAAAAATAGGTAATAATTATGTTATAATTATAAAATAAAATTGAAATTAAAACAATAGCAGTATATAAAAATATACATACTAATATATTATATATATATAGATGGAAATTACTACTCCATATATTAATACAAAACTATATTCTGAAATAGGCTTAAGACCTGATCAGATGGAAAATGAGATATATATACATCTAAAACATAATTTAATAAAAAAATTAGAAGGTAAATGTTATTTAGACTATGGATATATAGAAAAAATATATAGTATAACAGATCATGATAGTGGAATAATATCAGGAGAAAATTTACATGGATTTGCTAAATTTAAAATAGGTTTTACATTGAGGTTATGTAGACCTCTTAAATCAACTTTTATTATATGTAAAGTTACTAGTGTTAATAAAAAACTAGTAAAATTAGAAGATGGTCCTATATTAGCATATAGTCCAAGTTCTAGATATAATTCTGATATTTTTTTTACAGATAACAATAATGTTCTAAGATATAAAACAAAAAATACATCACAAATATTAAATCCAGGATCTTTTATAGTTCTATATATTGAATCAGTATTATTTAGTAATATGGATAGAAAGATAGTAGTTATAGGAAAGATACATGATATTGCATCTGATAAACAGATTAAAAAATACTATGATGATACAAATAAAGATGAAAATGATAATATTGTAGACATAAAGGAATATCTAGAATTTTAATTTAGAAGAATGGCAAGTAAAAATAAATTATATTGTTGTAATTGTGGTGATCGAGGACATCTTCATAAAGGATGTTATAAACCTATAACAAGTTATGGAATTATATTAATAAAAGTTCCCAATAATAATGATCTGATATATAATCTAATTAATTACATCGAAAATAGTGCAAAAAATACTGTATATGGTGATAGTATACGATTTTCTGCAAAAAATACAGATAATTTACGTATATTTTGCTCTTATGTCAATAATATTAAATTTTTAATGATTAAGAGAAAACATAGTCTTGGTTATTCAGAGTTTATGAGGGGAAAATATAATCTTGACAATATTGACAATATTAGATATTTATTTTGTCAAATGATGGCAGAAGAAATTGATAAAATAAAAAATAATAATTTTGATGAATTATGGAAAGATTTATGGTCTGAACAAAATATTAAATATGATAAAGATTTCGAAAAGTCTAAAAATAAATTTAATAAACTTAAAAGTATGAATACCACAAATATTAATTTTTTTATAAATAATGCGACACCTATGTATTCCCATACTGAGTGGGGATTTCCTAAAGGAAGAAGAAATTATAATGAATCAGATATAGAATGTGCTATTAGAGAATTTCAAGAAGAAACTTGTTATAATTCTGATGATATATTTATACTAAATAATATAAATCCCATTACAGAAAATCTTGTCGGATCTAATGGAGTTAAATATAAACATATATATTATTTAGCTCTTGCTAAATCAGATATCAATAAAGAACCTATTATTGATCCAAATAATAAACAACAATCTTCTGAAATCGGTGGAATAGATTGGCTATCTTATACAGAAGCTTGCAGTAAAATAAGAAATCATCATAAAGATAGGTTGGAAATATTATCAAGTATACATAGCTACTTTATAAATCTAATTTCTGATATATTGTGTACATAATAATATTATGGCTAATTATATTATAATGAGCCATAATATCGTAATATTTAAATATATAAAAGAGAATAAATGGGATAAAATAAAACATTTATTGCAAAAACATAAAAATATTGATGTTAATATCAGAGATACCAGTAATAATTATATACTTAATTATGCTATTGTGCAAAATAAAGAAGATATAGTAAAGAAATTACTAAATATGGGGGCAATGATTGACATTACTGATATTGAAGGAAGATCAATATTATACTATTGCATAAAATTTAGATACAATAATATTATTGATATACTCCTAAACCATAATGCAAGAAATATTAATATACCTATTACAAATATACTTGATAATTATGGACAAATACCATTATTCTATGCTGTACAATATACAAATATTTATGCTATTAAAAAATTATTAAATTATAATAGTAAAATTAATACTGTAGATAATAAAGGACTAAATTGTTTACATTATGCTATTCATCTTAAAAATTATAATATATGCAAATTGTTGATAGATAATAATATTAATGTAAATACAGTAACTTCAAATGGAGATAATGCTTTACATCTTGCATGTATGTACAAATTATTTAATATATCCAAATTATTAGTTAATAATGGTATTAATATTAATTGTCAAAATTATGGGTATTCATTATCAGCATTACATTATGCTGTAATTAATACTCAATTTGATATTATTAAACTATTAATTGATAATAATGTTGCTCTAAATATACAAGATTATATGGGAAATACTGTTATTCATTATGTAGTAAAATATAATAATAAAAAACTAATCAATATATTATTAAATGCCGGTTCTGATGCTAATATTTTTAATAATAATGGTGAATTAGCAATACATATAGCTGCTACTAGCAAATATATATATATTATTAAAATTTTAGCAAAAATTAGCAATCTTAATCATCAGGATGTAAATGGAAATACACCATTACATATACTAACAAAAAATAAATATTGGGAATCTTTGAGTAACATATTAAGCAAAAAAAAATTAAATATTTTTATCAAAAATAATAATGGCACAAGGCCTATAGATTATGTTCAAAAAGAATATATTGATAAATATATTGATATTGTAGTTAATAGTTATATATATATACTTAAAAACAATGACCAAATATGGAATGAAGAATGGGAAAAAGAATGTAGTAAATCTATAAGTAAATATTCTGATAGTAAATGTAAAGAATTTATAAGAAAAAAAATTTATAATCTTTATAAATCAGGAACAACATGTAGTAATGAATCTTATCCCGCTAAAAAATATAGATCATGTGTTGTTGTTAGTAATGGAAGTAATGTAGAATTTTGCACATTTTCTGGCACTCCTCTTGAAATATCAATTGGTATTATATATCTTACAAATAAGCATAAAGATATATGTAAAACATATATTAAAAATTATGCAATAAATGATGAATTATGTAATTACTATAAAAAATATGGAATATTTACAAAAAAAAAATGCGAATTTTTAAACTTTGAAATAGTATGGATTGATAAAAAACTTATACTCCCTAGCAATTTTAATGAAAGATTCGCAAAATGCTGTAGTGATGGATGCAGATTTGTTATTATTCCTCTTGGTATTGAATTGAAAATAGGAAATCATTCTAATTATATAGTTTATGATAAAAAAATTAATGAAATTGAAAGATTTGAACCAGTTGGCGATAACACTCCATACAATTTTGATTATCTACCAAAATTATTAGATAACAAATTAGAAAAATTATTCTCAAATATATTAAATAGTGTAAAATATGTAAAACCATCCGATTTTTTACCTAAAGCAGGATTTCAACAATTCTCATCAAATGATATCAATAGAAGCAAAATTGGCGATCCTGATGGATTTTGTGCACTTTGGTCTGTGTGGTATGTTGATTATAGAATCACATATGCTGATGTTGATAGACAAAAATTAGTTAAAAAAATGATAAAAAGTATACGATCACAAAATATATCTTTTAAAAATCTAATACGAAATTATTCAAATGATATAGTTACCATGAGAGATAAAGTATTATCCAACTCAAATTTAACTATAAATGATTGGATAAATGGAAATTACACAGAAAATCAAGTAGATAAAGTTATAAGCAATACAATCAGTCTAATTGATAAATAAATTAAAAAGTCAAAATTAAAAAGTCAAAATTAAAAAAGTAGAGTTAAATGTTTGTATTGCAAGAAGATTTACATACACCATTACAATTTGTACAAATTGTTTTAGTAGGTGATCTTGTAAATAATCTTCTCATTTTTTTAGAAAATGTTACGTGTGTTTTCCCACAACAATAACATGTAATTTCATTACTATTATTTTTGTTATTATTATTGTTTCTGTTATTATTATTGTTGGTATTTTTAGCTTTAGCAGCACGTTCAACACCAATTGATCCATTAATAATAAATGGTTCGCAATCTTTAACAGTGATGTTATCACCATTTTTCAACATGCTACCAATTTTCCAAGAAGGAACATTAGTTGTTGAAATTGTAATATGGTATATACCACCATCACTTTTTCTGATTGTTTTACCATTTACAGAAACCAAAATAACAACAAAATGTTGATCATCTTTGTCAAATGTCGCAAGTCCAATAACTTCAATTTTTGTGTTAGAGGAAAGTATATTTATTCCCTCTGGAATTCTAGATTTTCTTTCTTTTCCCAAATTTAATAAGGTTATATGTAATTCATCAGTAAAATTATTAAATGGGAGTTCAAAAAGGTTATATATATCATTATATGATTTTTCGTCCAAATGATAATATATTCTTTGAATTTCATCTAATATATTTAAAAAATTTTGTTCAGTAGGGACATATTTGTCAAATATATAGTCAGGAAATATTCTTTCTGCTAAATGTTGAAAAGATTCTTCTTCATAACTATAGAATGCAGAAGGGAATGGAGATAACAATGTTAGTGTTTTTCTTTGATTATTATAAATCTCTCTTGCTTCTTTGAATCCTCCTGCTATTTTATGATTTCTACCAAAAAATCTTTTAACATATGTATTGTATCCTAATGGAGCCATCACAACATGGGTTATATCTAATTGAATATCTTCAGGAAGAAATTTTTTAGCTGCGCCAACTGTACATGCAGAAATAATAACAATATTGTAATTACCTTTTATTAGCTCTTTTTGGATGTATTTGCTGTTTCCAGAGTCTATATCTGAGTCCAAAACTAAAAGATTAAATTGTCCCTCAAGTTGTTTTCTAAGATATCCAGAAAAACTAGATTTGCCAGAGCAAGAACCTCCAGTAACTATCACAACTTTTGGAAAATTATCCAATTTTTTAACTTCTTTTTTCCCATGGAAAAAGAAGCTAAAAGGTGTAATATATTCCCCCCTAACTTTTTTAACCTCAAAATCTAAATTATCAAAAGCATTAATTTCTAAAAGAGTATCAACAAATTGTATAAATTTGTACCTATTATCAGATCTAAATTGATCATGTACTACTTTATATATATTATTAGAATCAGACAATACTTCAAAACATATTTTTATAAAATTTATTAGAGAAGCTCCTCTAATATTAATTTTATTGGAATATGTTTTCAAAATTTCTTTCTGAAAATCAGTAAGGGCATATTCTTTTGGTTTTAATTCTCTTATTTTTCTTAACAATTCATAAACTATTGATTTCAATTTGAGTGAACAGATAATTCTATTGTCATCATCAACAAATTTAATAATGTCTCCCTCACTTGTGAGGGTTTCATTGTTTGTATGATCAACAGAAAGAACTTTAGTTCTACACCAATCCAAAAAGCTATCAAAAGTTTCAAATTGTGAATATTTACGATTTACACAAAGAGGCACATTGTTGTCCAACATGTAAAATGATGGAAATCCATCATTATCAACATATGTTACAGTAAACAAGTACAATTTTACACCATTGTTATCAGTACAAAATGTTTTACTAGTGATATGTTGGGAATTTTGAAAAATGATTTCTCCAGAAATCATTCCACCAACATGTTTTAAACATACTTTGATTAAAGTATCTCTTAGTTTTAAATCATTATGGAAAGCTTGGGCTATTTTGAATGAAGTGTTATTGTTATTATCACTATCACCAAAATATTTTGATAAAAAGCTACCATTTACAAAAGATGGTAAATCCACAATAAAAACAGCATTTTTACTACCAAAAATAAAGTATTGTATATTGTTATGAGAAGTGGTAGATACTCTTAATGCTTCCCCATTTTCTTTCTCCTCCGAAATTATCGAGTAGTTATTAAACAAATCTTTAACATTTTCAGGTCTTTTTGTATCTATTGGATAAGATTTATCCAAACCCATAAGAAGAGTATTAGTCTCGTCAGTAAATTCTAACAAAAACACTCCTCTAGCAATTGTTTCTTTTGCTCCAGGTATATTATTATATACATTTTCATCATTTCTGCCATAGTTTAGCAAATAAATTTCTTTTACCCCTTCAGGATAAACATTTTGAAATGATGGGTTAAACCAAACTTTTGGTTCATGAAAACCATTGCTTGAGGATGGTACTAAATTTCCTTTGTCATTTTTCAAATAACCTAGGGCTGCAAGGAGAGGAGTGTTTTGTAGAAATGTATTACAATTACAAGTAGGGGCGTAGTTCATTGAGTATAAATGTTGTTAATATATTGGCATCTATACAAAATTCAAATAATAATTGAATTTTCAATTTTTTTTATAAGTGTTACAAATAGGTTATATAGCCGGAAAAAACAGTATATATTCTATTTTATTGACAAATCTATTAATTTTTTATTAAATTTGGCCTTTTGTAACACTATTAAATAAGTATGTGCAACTTTCTTTATTTTGAACCATTTATAATCAAAATAGCTCATATCAGACAAACATATTATATCCTTGTATTTTACTAGTCCAGAATTATCTAATATATTCAATCCTTCATATTCACCATAATTTGCGCCTATATATGGCTTTAGTTTACACTTTTTAGATAATATATTTTTCCCATTTCTATCCCACACAGGAAGCCATACAAAAATACTCAAATGCTCATTTGATGATAGAATACTTTTTACAATATTTTCTGATGATAATTTAATAATCTCTTCAGAAAATGGAGGATTCATAGAATAATTTCCCTTAATAGGGATAAATTTAAAAAAATGATCCATAACTACCAAAATATTTTTCAATATCATAAAATGTGCTACAATATTTATCAGAATTTACATTTATGGCAGAACCGAATAATTCAAAATTAATATTATAATTTTTGTATAATTTATTCATAATATCAGGATGTACTGCCAGTTGTAAATTATACATTATTAGTATAATATTCCTTTTTATAAGGCAATATATTAATAAATCAATATCATAAATTATATCAACTTTGCTTGGTAATTTAATAAACCTTTTAACAAGTTTATCATATAATTTGTAATATATGTCAATATGATTATTCTGAAATGAAAGTGTTATTATCTTATTTTTCTCTGTTTTTATTACTTTTTGAGTGTCATATGATAAATTTTTATAGTAAATAATCAACAATTTCATAGAATTAATAAATTTGTTTTTAAGATCCAGTTCATCAATAATCTTGTCAATAATCTTGTTAAACTCACCAGATTTATATTTTCCTTTTGATAGTTTAACTCTCAAATTTTCTTTCAAGTTAGAAAAGTTTATAGGGTTTGTCGGTATAACCGGATCTTCACTAAAATCAAGATTATCCATAATAAAAACACTTAACATTTGATCCAGAATAACTTTGGCGGATTTTTTCCCAACAATATATTTTTCCGGAATATATTTTAACACAATTTTATTAAAATGATAAAATACATTTTCTAATAATTTTTCCCGTTTTAACTCCAATCTTGGATCTATTTTGTTAATAAGATATATTTTATCTTCATATAAGAATTCATAATTGTTATCCTTATATCTTTTCATATAATATTATATAATATTTAATAAGCAATATTATTGCTCTGTTAAAAATATATACATAACCAAAAAAATTGAAAAATATATATTTAATTGTAGCTAATAATAATTAATGATACCTACTCAATTTATAGACAATGTCAAAAGTGTCATCGAATATAATCTCATTAATATCTGCAATAATCAAAGAATTAGCTAATTTACCTATAAACTTTGATAAAATTAAAGATTATATACAAAACTTACCCGATGAAGATATAAATAAATTATATGAAATAGGAACAATGAAAATTCCTATAATATCTGCTATTTTATATCATACTGATCTACTGCAAATAGACATCATTTACGATATTATTGCTAATTTAATTGATAGATCTGCAGATGTAAATATGGTTGATGAGAATGGACTTTCTCCACTTATGTATTTTTTAAACCAAACAGGTGATTTAAAAAGTTATAATACATGGAGTTCTGAACAAGAAAATGCTATGACTCTGGAAGATGTCGAAATGCATGAAAAAAAAATTATTAAATTATTACTTGATAATGGAGCTGATCTTAATCATGTAACATTAGGTAATAAAACAATAATTGAAAAATATTTTGAATTTGGATGTTATCATATAATATTACATTTTCTAGAACTTTCTGATATTAATTTTAATACATTATTTTCTAATAATAAAACATTATTAGAAAATATAAATGACTTATTACGATCACCGGATTCATACTATATGCACAGATTTACTATGTATTATATATATGAAATAATTAAGTTAATAAAATAATAACTGAATATCTTGTTATTTACAAACATTTTTTTTATGCTTAATATATATTATTTTTCAAAAAATTGAACCATTAATGATAAGACTACCATACAATACAATACCACACATAAATGATAGCTACAAGAAAATTACTATTACAATATACCAATAAAAATAAACATTTAGGACAAATATTAGTGTATCATATAGTGGCTAACAGAAATAATGATATTGGTACATTGGATGACAATATTAGTGATTTACGCAAAGATTTCATTAACACAAACAATATCAATCAAAAACTATTCATAGCCTTCTATAACAATGATAAACGTGGTATGCTTGATTATTTTTTAGGTTGCAAAAATAAATTGATAAAATTGATTTTAGATAATGAGAAATTACACAAAATACCAGAAAATAAAAAATATACATATATTCGTAATATAATAGATACAGTAAATGATCATAATAATATGTTTAGAAACATAAATGAATGTATAATAGAAGATACATATATTAAAAATTTGTTAAAAGCAAACAAAAATATCATTGAAGATAACTTTTCTAGCCTTTATAAAACATATTTTTTAGATTTCTCGCGAAATAGAGATATCGATAAAGTCAAAAAAGATACATTAGAGCATAATAATATATGCTATGATTATGGATTTGATGATTGTGAGCATGTATTTACTAAAAGCTGTATAGATCAGATTATCAGTAAGATAAGAGAGAGATAAAAATTGATTAATTTATTCTAAATAATCTAAGCCGTATTGTTTGTTAATCATATATAAATACATTATGTCAAAAGTAGCAGAGAGTATAATATCACCAGCTGAAATGATAAGAAACATCGTCCAAGACATATATTATGACCATGTTGACGAATTAGATCCTCCCCATTGGGGGACAAAGACAAGAAACTGTACAATTTTTCCTAATTGTGAAAGTTGTGATAAATATATGGATGATGTTAATAATTGTATTGATAGAATAAATGATTTTAAGCAAGTATATTCAGAATTAAAAATTGAGACACATAATGCTAAAGGAAAACCTATTCTTATGATATATCCTATCCTATCCGATTTTAAAAACATTAAAATATACAACTATATTTTCAAAAAATGTTTAGAAAAAGATTTTTTGAATTTTGAGAAATTACAACTACTATCATATAATATTATATTTGACCTAGATATATTAGAAATTATTTGCAAAAATGGGTCTGATGCTCAAAAAGAATGGCTTACTGTAAAAGTAAAAAGTTTGCTATTAAGTGATAATGTTGAAGCTTCTATCAAAGATAAAATATTAATATATAACATAATCAACAGATATGGTTTGTTGAATAATAGTTTAACCACTAGTATAAATGATTTTGTAAATAGGAAAATAACCAGTTTACAAAAAGAATTAGAAGATTTGCAAGAATTTAGTGATGTTATTAATGCAGACTAAATTGTTTCTGACTTATTTTTTTAATTTATATACAGCAATAATTAGCAATATAACAAATATTATAATTATCCCATAAAAACCAACATACATACAAGTATTTTTCCCAGAGTACATCCTATTATAATAATCTTCAACTTGTTGGTATGATAATACAGATTTTTTATTTAATTTATTAATTTCATTATGAATATCAATTAACCATCTAGATAAACTAGATTTTGAGCATAATACTTCAGAAGTAAGAGGATAATCTCTAAGATGATCATCAAAATTAATTTTACATTTTTCACATGGTAAAACATTAGATAAATTCATAAAAAAATTATACATATTCTTTTTATCATCTATTGTGGGATTATCTGGATATGTAAATGTTATAGTATGCAAAAATGTCCATGTTGCCGGTCCCCATATATTAGGATTCATTAATTATATATTTAATATACATTTTATTGTTTTCTTCTCATGTATTCTCTTAATATATTATACACAAATCTGTTAACATATAAATCTCTTTTCTGATATACAAAATTAAATCCTCCTTTTTGGTTATTAATTGTATTTGAGGTATTATTATCAGTTGTATTTGGGATATAATTTTTAATCATATCTTTCCTGATTTTTTGAACAGAACTAATATAATCCTTTATCAAAGCAATATCTTTTGATGATATCCCTACTAATTCATCATTTAGCAAGTTAGTCTGATATCTATCTTTATACATCTCACTATTCATCCTATCTAAGCTAAAAGTATTTGGAACACATTTTTGAACCATATCTGGTGTTACATTATCAATAATACTAATAGTATCTTTTATAGGGTTATAGTTGTTATAAATAACATATTCTCCTATAAAAACCTTCTGAATTAAAGTATCATTTGGCCTTAATATATATGTTTTTTTAGGTGATGGGTCAGTAGCTGACATATAAAACCGACTTCCACCAATCCTCTTTGATACTCTATACCCAATACCATGAAGTAAAGATGCAATCAACAAATTATCTTTATTAGAGCTATACCTGATATCTATCATATCATCGATATAATTAATAGCATCTGCTTCATTATCTATAAATTCAGATATATTATCTACAAGATAAACATATTCTTTCAGAAAATTATAGACATAATTTCCATTCATATAATTTCCTTTAGCCCATGTAAATAATTTTTGAATTATTTTATCATTTTCATTAATTGCAATTTTAGGCATATGGCCAAATATATCGATTATTTCTTGTTCAGATATATTGTCATTGTATAATAATTTATTTTTACGGTCTGCTTCAACAAATTTTTCTAATATATCTTTATTTATAACATTATAATTTTTAGCCATATATTGCTTTTTTAGATATTTTAAAGTATCTTTATTTCTAATATTTTCATAAAATATACCTATACTATCTGAATATTTTAGTATATCATTAGCCATATTAACAAGTCCTTTACTATCACCATATTGATTAGAATATAATGATCTTAGTTCAGTATACCTATCATATCCATCTGCACTATATGCCATATTTTTTAAATTACCTCCTAATATATTGTGCATAGCCAGCAAATATATAAAATTATCACTAACTTCATACTTTCTACTATAGAAATAACTGATAGCTAATTCAGGAGATATTTCTAAAGATGACATTACCTGACTTATAGCATGCCCATATAGAGATTTAGTATAATCATTACCCAGTTTCTTAACAAATTGTTTTTCCATAAGAGAATCAAAAAATGACTCCATCTTTTTTGATTCTATCTTCCCAGTATCTTTGTTGAATCCAATACTTTCACTATCCTTAATTTTAGATACATGGCCCAATATATCTCTTTCTATAAATAGTTCCTCTGGATGCACTATATAAAACACACATTTAGGATCATATAATGTATTACTTGAATATCCTGTTTTATAGTAAACAGGAGGTTCTACAGAATTTTCATAATCATAAAACTTTGGATTTCCTGTATATGATACATACATTCCTTTATAAGAATATTGCTTACTTGCCATATTTTTAATTCCATATTTAAGAGTTTCAGGATTTGTAAGATCAATCTCTCTAATAAGAGGAGAATCATTTGCATCTGACCTTAATATATCAAATATAACCTGAGATACATCTGATATACTTATATCATATTGTGTTTTAATATTATCAGTTAATCCTTTTTCATATGTATAATAAGCCACACCGGGTGCTTTTCTTCCTACACGACCTCTTCTTTGTTTTCTAGATGCATCAGAAATATATCTAGTTTCAAGTTTTGATGTTTTACTGTCATAATCATAAACCTCAACTTTTTGTGTTCCCGTATCTACTACAAATACCAAACTATTTATAGTTATAGATGCTTCAGCTATAGTTGTTGCTATTATTACGGCACGTGTGTATGTTCCTACTGGAACCCTTTTCACATCTGATAAATCTGTATCATCATCAAATTTAATATGCCTGGGAATGGTATATTCTTTAATACTATCAGGTGTTAATTTTTCTATAAAATTTCTTTTTTCATTAGTTAATTTACTATGAAATGGCAATAATAATACATTATTTGGTAATTTGTTAATAAGATTATCAACAGATCTATGTATTTCTTTTAAACCGGGCCGAAATAATAATATTTCACCTGAAGCAGTACTATTAATAATATTTACAACTATATCATCAGCATCGTTATTTGGCATGTAATAATCATCAATTTTAAACCTAGTAGTAGCTCCGGGAGGAGATATATGCACTCGTCTATCTATATTAATCCTATCTAATTGATGTTCAATTAATGTATAGTTAAAGGGAAATAAGCGGTTATCATTAACATTTCTATAAAATCTTCTATATACAGGTTCATCCTCTTCCATTGTTGCACTAACAATAACCAATTTAATATCATTATTATAATAACATGAATATCTTAACAATGACAATATCATATCAATATATCTATTATGTTCATGGGCCTCATCAATCATAAATATATCATACAGATTATCTTCTTTAAATATAATATCTTTTGTTGTAGGATCCTTATAACTATTTTTGCATATTGGATTATCTTTAATTATTTGATAAAGTGTACCATCAGTTACTACTTTCAATGTTAATCCTTTAGATGATCCAGTATGTGACTTTTTTTTATGTTTAAATTGTAAATAATAGTTATCTGTAGGTGTATCCATAGATAAATCTGAACTAAATTCAGTTAATGGTACACCCATAGCAATTGCCATTCCAGTAGGATTTCCTTCTGTAGGTGATTGTCTAGGTTGTGAATTAGCTATTTTGCCTCTATTTTTGTAATCTATCATCTTAAGTCCATACAACATAAGTCTTGGAACAGCGGCAGATTTACCTACACCTGTTGCGCCAGTAACATATATTATTCTACAATGTATATATCTATGAAATAAGGCTATTTGAGATATCCACGAAAATGCATAAAATCCCATCCAATACATAGCATCTCCATCTATAATAGATTGCAAATATGATTTTTTAATATTTTTATATGTGTGCATCACCTCACTGAATTTTGTTCCTGTTAAAAAATAAAAGGTATTATTCCATCTTGACATATTTGGATCAAATACCATTGTTTTTAATGTATCTGTGACGTATTTTCCTTGTTTTTTTGTGTCTTTTGGTATGTACTTTTTATCAGTAACTTCTTTCAAAGGAGAAAATTCTGTCAAAATACCTTGCGATATAAGTACATCAAATATAATATCAATAATCCTCTTATGTATCATTTTGTAAATATCATTATTTATCTGTTCGACATCAGCTTTTTTTCCATAAGTATATTGAATATATCTACCTATATTAAACCATGACATTACATTATCATCTTCTTTAAAATTAAGTCTTGATAGTATCACAGTTTTGTCACTTGTTGATAAGCCTCGCCAGCACTTTGAATAGCTGCTAAAAGTATTATCTACTGTATAACTTGATAGAGATTTTGCATAATTATAAATATTTTTTAAAGTTAACTGTATATTTTTACTGTAACCTATAATAGTATTTGTCTGTTTCCCATACCATGTTGTGTCGTACTGTACTAATGAATTGGTAATAAAATCATATATCATATCAGCTGATATAGTTTGGGCTGATCGCATTATACTGTCATCATTTTTATCTTCTCTTATTATCTCATCATCTAAACTTAATTCAACATTTATCGGTACATATCCTCTTTCTATAGTATCATCTGATCGACCATATCTTTTATCAAAAAATACAGTTACAACTTTTGTAATATATTTTATAATATTTTGGCTATATCCATAAATACTTTCATTATTTTTGGTTGAATCTATAATACTATTCCATCTTTTTATAAAACTAGATCTATTACTATCTGTTAATTTTGTCCAATTTGTATTAATATCAAACTCAATATCAAATATACTATTAATTACATTTATAATCTGAGTTAATTTGTTATTTATATTTACATCAAAAATAAGCCATTTTATAGGGACTATGTCCTCATACAAATAATTCCTAATTACATTATATATATCACCAGTATATAACCCTCTATAACTTCTTTGATCATTATTATCTACTACTGGGTCATAATATGATATATTATTATTATCAAATGACTGTTTAGTTAATTTATATATATCTTTTGTTTTAACACTATCTAAAGAGTGTGGACGGATATTAAGCCAATTAACATGTAATTTATTAGATATAATCTGTATAGTATCTTTCAATAAATAATGATTATGTTCCAAATGTTCAACATTAAATTGTACTTCTTCTATAACATTATTAGGTAATCGTTTACATCTTCCATATTGAAGATTTGAAAATTCATATTTTCTTATATCAAGATCACCTGTATCCTGTTTTTGCACATAAATATCATTTAAGGATTTTATGTGTTGTGTACTTTTTCGCGAATCATCAACATAAGGTAATAAAAGATTTAGAAAACTTTTTATATCCTCATAATTATTTTGTGATAATTGGTGATAATATTTGCTTTTATTATTCATATCAAAATTAAATTTTGTGGCAGTAAAGTTAATAATATCAATAAGATATTTATGCAATAAATTTTTATGATTTACATTAAGATTTGGATACATATCATTTACAGCATACCCAATACTATTTTTAAATGTACTATCAATGTAATCCATATTTATCAATATATGTATATATTATATACAATATAGATAATTATGACAGATAAGGTTATACATATTAGCATAGATGGTTTGAATAGTAACAAAGTAAAAGATTTTATAAATAGTGGCAATTCGACAGGATTTAAACATTTTGTAAATGATGGACTTTATACTTATAAT